TGGGATTATTGTCTCGGGTCACGGCCATGCCGTTACCGCCTTCGGAGTCAAAGTTGTTGGAGTTTCGCAGCGAGATAGGTCCGCCGGGGCCACCAACAGGGGCCAGGCTGGGCACCACCATGTAAATGGTGTAGTTGTTTAATGGCAGTTGAAGGCTGTTGTTGAATAGGCCGTCGCTATCGAATCTTGCCACGTCACGCCCATTGATCTGCGTGTCCAGCCGTGGCCGCGTGCTCGCGTTGGACTCACTGAGCACCACGCCGGGCGTCAACTTCACATCAGTGATGGACTGAAAACGACCGCCGATGATGTTGCGCCTGGCAGGGTTGCTGAAATCCAGCCACATCGATGTAGTGATCTCGTTGAAGGTCCAGGGCTCCTTCTTCGAGGCCCACAATGCCGCCCGCCGCTGTGCAATCGTCATGGATCCACCGCAGGTGCAAACTGCGCCGTGTAGCGGTCTGCCGCGATCTTCGACAGCAGCAACGACGTGATCTTGTCAGCCGCAAACGGGTTATCTGCCAGCGTGGAGCCCGCCACATCCCTCTTGGCAGGCGTGCCAGCAAACGTGAACGACGACGGCACTTGCGTTGTGGTGATGATGATCTCCGCCTCCCACCATGTCGGGTTGGCCGGGAAATTCGTGATCGTCAGCGTAAAGGCTGCGGTGCTGTTGATCGTCAGCAGGTACTTATTGCCGGTGCGAGTGGCAATATCAAGCGTGGTGGCGTTCGACGCGACCGTTAGCGTCTGGGCTTGGTCGTTGATCAATGGATCGGTCCGCTGCAGCCCGAAATACGGCAGCAGCAGCCACCTCGTCACCCCGTCGCCAACCTTTTCCCTCCCCGTATCACTCTCAATTTCTCGCTCAATTCCTCGCTCTCCAGCCAGCAGGATCGGATTCGCCGCCGCCCAATTCGCTGCAGTGTCAATCCTCGTCTCAATCTGCCACAACACACGCCCGGTCATTGGAAACTCCCGGCATTTCCGCCATCGATCACAACCTCAAGCCCTTCCGCCTGGTTTTCATTCTGCAACGCCACCAGTTCCGTCTGAGCGTCACCAGTCTCCCTGCCATCCTCTCGCGCCTTATACAACACCCCGTCAATCTCCAGAACTGCGCCGCGTTCAATGCGGCCGAAGACTGCAGGTGGGTACTCCAATTCCCAGCCGGTAGAGATAACCATCCCGTCCAGAATCCGCTCGCCAGGTGCCATCAGCTGGCCTCGACCGGTCAGGAAGCCATTCACCACGACGTCATTCCCCAGCACCCGCATGGCACGGGCTGCCAATCGTTGGGCTGTGGCTGCGAAACCCACGGCGATCTCCAGAAAGGGAAGGCCCCAGCATTCGCCAGGGCCAGGTCATGGCATGCGACTACGCAACCGTAGTGGCAAACACGTTGGCAGCTGATGGAATCAGACGCACCCACACCGTGCCAGGGGACGCAGGAGATACGGCCATGGTCACGCCGATCTGCACGTTGTTTGCGGCATCGGCCGTGGTGGCGGTCTTGACTCCGTTGCCGGCGAGCACGCAATAGACCGGGAGGCCCACGGCGGCGAACGCTTCAGAACCCAATTTGGGAATGTTGAAGGTGCCTCTGGTCTTCAGCGCCACCAGCTCGCCGGAGGCGGCGGAAGTGACGGCGATCCCGCGAATACGGCCAAGCTGCACAAGATCGCCGGAGGCAACTGCAGCAGGAGCCGGAATCGTTACGACTCCATCGATCTCTTCAAAGACAAGGTTTCTCATAGCAGGAATGCAGGGTGTTCAGAGTTGATCAGGCTCAGCTGTTGCTGAGTCGGGCGAATCCGCGGAAGTCCTTCAGCGCAGCCGCGAAGTCCATGCGAACGAGCAGCTCAGCGCCGTCGGGATCACGCTTGTCCACCAAGGTGGTGGTGGGGCCTTCTTCGCCTGCCAGATAGCCGTAGTGCAGGGTGTCGATCCGGCGGGGATCAGCGACCAGATAGTAAAGCGCAGCGCTCGCGCGCTCCAGCCGTTGCTCCACAATCAGCTGCAGGCCCTGCGCATAGGGGCTGACGCCGCCGAGAGCAGCGCCGGCCTGTGCACCTGCGAAGGGGTTGGGGCCGCTCGCGCCGGTCAGTGCTGCAGGGGCGTAACCCGTGGGATAGAGGAACTGAAGCGCTGCGGTTTCCAGCGTGCTCGGCACCAGCAGGAATGCAGGGGCCAGGTTCAGCTCATTGCCCGCGATGTCGCGCTGATTGCGCATCAGCATCTTGCCGGCGTTGATGCCTGCAATGCCGATCGGGTTCGCCGATGCAATCGTGTTGACCTTGCCGCCGGCTGCGTTGAACACAGCGGTGCCGGTCAGCGCATCAGCCCGGTTGCCGGTGAGCAGATCCCAGGCGATATCGTTCTCGGTGGTGCGCGCACCGCGGCCGGCTTTCTCGACCAGCGAGGCAAATCCGTCCAGATCATCGTTGATGATCATCTGGCGAGTCCAGATGACCTTGCCGGTGTAGGTCGCGAGGCGCCAGGTGGCCTGCGCTTCCACCAGCGTCATCGCGGTGTATTCGCCACCCTCAGCGGTCTGGGTGAGCTTCAGGTTGCCCTGAAGCTGCACGTCACGCATCGCCTTGAAATCAGGCAGGTTGCGCTGGCGGCTGTACGGCTTGAAGGTCTGGGGCTCTTCAAGGTAGGCGTCATTCAGGCCCTTGTTTGCGACGTCGGCAAACAGGAGCGGAAAATCACTGGAGCTGTGGAACGCATAGGTGATGATGTCGTTCCGGCTCAGGTGCTCAGTCCGCTGACCGCAGGTTTCCAGGTGCGCCCGCAGCATGTCGATGGAGGTGCGGTGCTGGAACTGCCGGCCCACCTCGGTCTGGGGCACGGCGCCGGAGCTCATGCGGTAAAGCATGTTGTCCTTGATGGCCGCGCGCACGGTGTCGCCCTGGTCGCGGGTCACCGCCAGATGCACCGGATGGCCGGCACTGGGCGCCGGAGAGTTGACGCGAGCGGCAAATGCCTTCACTACGTCGAACATCACATCTTCCAGCGGCTTGCCAGAGTTGATGTGGGCCTGTGTTTCCTCAGCGGAAAGGCGGCATTCGGCCGCGTACCGGCGGATGGAGACCTCACGGCGCAGGGCAGCCTCGGCGGAGACCGAAGGAGACGCAGCAGGCACAGGCTCAGGCGTGGGCGGAGCGATCGGAGCAGGACCGCTGGCCGCAGCCTGCGGAGCGTCGAGCACCGGCTCGGTTACGGATGTTCCAGTGGTCATTGCAGTTTGATCAGATTGATCTGTAGCCAGTCTATGAATCGGCGCCATCCAGTATTTAACGAGCTGCTCGGGCGGATTCTCAAACCGGCCGTCAGCCAGTAGTGGCATGGATGCGTTTGCCTTCTTTGCTGGAATCACCTTCGTAGCGAATCCCTTTGCCACCGCATCCTCAGCCGTCAACCACGTGGTGGCGGCCATCATTTCCTCGACCTCTTCAGTGGTGCGGCCACTCCGCGCGGCGTAGGTGTCGCGGTAGTTCGCGGAGATATGATCGAGCAGCTCGGCTTTCTTTTTCAGGTCTTTCGCTTCACCCAACGCGCCACCCCATGCCTGGTGAATCATCATCAAGGCATTGGCCGGCATCAGGATCTCATCGCCGGCCATTGCGATCAGACTCCCGGCACTGGCGGCCACGCCGTCGATGCGCATGGTCACCTTGCCTTCGTAGCGGTCGAGGATGTCGAAGATCCCCAGACCCGCCAGGGCATCGCCGCCGGCGCTGAACAGGTTCACAGTTAGCGGCAGGCTTGAATCCTTCGGCATCGCCGCAGCAACAGCCGGCGGCGTGATATCCCACCCCACATCGCCGTAAAGCTGCATTTCAGGGGCAGACCTGCTGCCCTTCATCTGTACGCCGGTCATGGGTTGCCTGATGTTTAGGATCAGACTACGAAGGCGTATCCTCTGCGGGCGGCGAAGTCACGGCAGGCGCCGCCTTAGGCATGAACACGGACAGACTCAATCCCGCCGCCTCGGCCCGTTCCTTGTCCTCCTTGAGCTCAGCGATCACCTGTTCAGGGATCCATCCATAGGAGCGTTGCACCTCCTGCAGGCTCATCAGGCCGGCGGGAATCGCCTCGATGATCGCCGGAATTTCCGTGCTCGGGTCAATCATCTCGCGTCGCGGCGGAGTATGAACCCAGCGCATCGACCCACGCAGCATTCCCACCATTCGCGCGGCTTCGTCATGCCAGCGGCACACCGGCGCGCACAGTTGCGGGATCGTCACATTCCAGCGAAGACTGGCAAGGCGGCGACTGAATTCCATCCAGTCGCCTCTCATGCTGCTGTAATTGACGCTGTCAAGAATCCCGGTCATCGACCAGAAAGGAATCTCATAAGCCGCTGCCACCGAGTACAGATAAGCTCGCTCGGTCTGCACAAAATCACCGGAGCTTGGCGGCTCGGCGAAACTGATCGCCTTACCGGGTGGCAAGATTTCAACCGCACCAGGCTTGATCGAATCGATGATCTCACCGCCGCTAAGATCCTTCGACTCACCATCAGCATCAGTGACAAACGCACAGAACGCCGCCGCGATCTTGTCTTTCGTCATCTGAGCCGTGCGCGTATCGCCAATGTCACGCAGCGCCAGAATCGCAGCCACGCCAAACGGCACGCCGATCAGCTGCCCAGGCCGTAGTGTCTCAAAATGCAGCAGGCAATCATCCTTGCTGACAAACTGAGACACTCCGCGTTGGTATGTGTTGAGGTTTTCACCGGGGTGATGATCCCTCAAATGGTAGCCTTCAACTCTGCCAAATTGATCAAACTGAATGCCAAAAAGGATATTTACGCCGTTATCTTTCTCAAAATCCAGCCAATCAGGCTCCATTACCTGAA